GTTTTCACTACCGTCACTTAGAACTTTACAAATCTAAATAATTATTCGTAAATGCACACAATAAAAATAAAAGCACATGGGTGAATTCCAAGCAGTTAGTGATGTATCATCATTTACAGCAATACTATGGATATTTTATCCAATGACATTTCTAGTAGGACTAGAATTATTTCTTCGTGCATTAAAGGATGATGACGATGATGATCAAGATGGTGGCCAAGGAATAAGAATTGGTCAACCTCAAATGCAATATGCCTCTAACCCATCAGGTGCATAATGGATTTTCAACATTCATATTGGAGATTTGCTGAACGATGGAATGGTCGTTTAGCAATGGTCGGTGTAATAGGTGTCACAATACTCTTGACAACAAGGTAGAAATACCTATATAATATGTTAAGTATTATTACTCACTCATGTATCAACTAATTTTTATTTCAGTTGTTTTATACACCGCAGTAAACGGAAACATTTTACAATCATTCTATAGTTAACAATCATAGCTGAGGAGCACAAGCTTAAATGACTCGTTTAAAATCAAAAATACTAGAGATTCCACCGTCAGCACATGGCATTTTGGAATTTGCTTTCTTCTGTGGAGTAGGTTTCACCGCAGGTTCACTAGGTTTGATCTAATGAAAACTTTTATTCAAACATCCCTCTTACTTATTATATTTGGCGTAATTATTTACGTTCCAAGTATCGCATATACCTAATGATTAACATTGCAGAAACTTTTCAAATGACATTCATAATGGTGGTTGGTGTCGTTATGACAACTGGCATGTTCATGGTTATGATGAATGCAATGATGGAGGATTAATGAAAGATAAGAAAGCAGCAAAAAAATTATTAAAACGTGCAAAAAAACATCCCGACTGGTACACTGAGCAGGATGTTTACTATGCTAAACAAGTAAAAAAACGTATCAAAGAGGAAAAGAAACTAAATGATGATTGAAGAGAAGTACACCGAAGAGCAAATGAAACTTCGACAAGAGGTTTTACAAATTCTTTTTAAAAAATTTGGTAATGGAAGCTATTCCAACAGATCGATTTACGAATGTGCAGATGAATGGATTGATAAAGGGCATTTGATTTCGTCAGGGGTTGTCAAATACTATGATGCGTATTATAATAAATAACTTACTTGCTGTAATAAAATGCAAAAGATAATTAATGTACTTGCTATTGCGTCTACTGTTGTATCTGTTGCCGTTGTTAGCGGTGGTGCTTACGTTTACCTTAATAAAGACTCAATAATAGAAACGATTAAGGAAAAGGCAATAGAGGGAATAGGTGGTGGTGCCATAGGAGGTGCTTTAACTGGAGACATTGGTTTACCCAGTTCATCCATGCCTGCAGGTGAAGCAGCCGCAGTTGGTGGAACCTCAATTAAATTCTAATTAATTAATAAGGTGTCTATATAGTAAATAGATGCCTTATTTTTATGCCCGAAGAAATAAAAGAGGAAGTAAAAGAGGAAGAAAAATCAAAGAGCCCTCTTGGAAAACTTAAAGATGCTATTCTTCCAGATCCCGAAGAGCAAGCAGCGATCATTAGTACATTTGTTCGTATTACCGTTCTTGCCTGGTCGGGAGGAATCTTGACTTTAAATTACGTAGCTATTCCAGGTGTCCCACAACAGAAAATAGATCCAACATTTATCGCTTCAGTTTTTACAGGAGTTCTGGCTAGCTTTGGAATCCAGACCGCATCTAAGAAAGGTGATGGCACTATGAAAATGAATGGTAATGGTAATGGTGGTGCTACGGGTGGTATCACTAAGAAAGAGATGGAGACACTATTGGCAAACGCTAGTTCTGGACCTGTTCAAACCATTAGAGTTGAGCAAGCACCCTTAAAGATAACTACTGATGATAAAACAGAATCATTTAAAATGTAAAACGGAGGTCACATTATGGAAATGAAAGATTTAAATTATAAAAAATGGATTGCGATTGGATTGGGTGGAGTGCTTGGTCTTTCTCATTTGGGTATGATTGGTATTATTTCTAATAAGAAACCACTTAGTAAGTTCCCTCAACTCAACATCCCAGTTAGTGATTATACTTCTTATAGTGTTCAAGCTAATGAAGAAGGATATGCTATTAACTATCGGGCAAATGATCCTTTAGTTATGACTACCACTAAAACTTTACCTGGTAAGGGTGGATTGTTTAGTAAAGGTCAACCCACTCAAATTGTAAAACAATACACAATGGATGGTGCAGAGCATCATGACGGTCCTGTTTCTACTAGATCTGCATGGATAGATCCATCAGGACTCACAGGTGATGGCGAAAAGAAGATTAGTGCCAAAACAATTGAGTGCATCAAAGCAAAAGGGAGTGGTGAAGGAACAGGAAGGATGGTCGGTGGGAGCGTTGGTGCTTCTGTTGGTTCTGGTCTCTCCTCTATACCTTTTGTTGGTTGGGTTTTGGCTGGTGCTGCTTCAATGATCGGCATGAATGAAGGTGCAGAACTCGGTGGTAACATCGCAGAAAGATTTACTGATGCATGTGTCGAGGAGGTGGATTAAATGTGGAACGTTGACTTAAAGGAAGCCTTTACTAAGGTTAAAGATTGGGATAAGGCAATGGCAAAGAAAATACAGGACAAGTTTAACTTGACTGATTATCAAATGCTATGTCTTGCTTTTGCTAAGGGATTTGTTATTGGTGCGATTTTATTGTAATGAAAACCAAATGGTCAGCACAGATTCTACTTTCTTCTAATCGTTTGAAGAAGGTAGAATTTTTTTGTGTATCTAATCTAAGAGAAGATGCTGAACAGAGATGTAAAGCATTGTATGGTGTAGATGATGTTCGTCAATTAACTAGGATATGGAATTAACAGAAGAGAATGTAATTAAGGTTCTTGAAGAACTTTTACCCTATATTGAAGCGGATGGTGGATCCCTTCAGTTTGTAGAGATAGAACATGAAACTAACTTTGTTAAGGTTAGGTTAGGTGGTGCATGTGAGACATGTGCTATGAGTACTATGACATTAAAACAGGGTATAGAAAAGAAATTGATGATGGAGATTCCTGATTGTTATGGAGTTGTGCAGGTTCTCTAACAGAGTCAGTGAGTCCACACTAAACTAGGCAAAATTACCCAAATGTGCTATAAATATGTGTAGTACGGGATTGAAAAATCATGCCCCTGACTCAACAGAAGCATTACACAGTCGGTTATCACGACTCACAACATCATCATCATGAAATATGTGAGTATGCGAAAGACGCATATGAAGCGATACAGAAATCCAAAGAGGATGTTCCTGCATTAAAGGAGCATCCTTCTTCTATTGACTATTGCATAACAGAAGAAGTTCAGAATATATCTGATTTTCTTTCTTCTGGAATACCAATGGGACATTAGATATGAAACATGAAATAATGTGGTGGATGAGCCGACTCACCATCATGGGAACATCTTTAAGTTTATCAGTCTGGTTAGCAGCACAAGCCTACACTTAATACATAAACCTAAATAATAGTACACATTTATTAACCTTATGCTTTCTACTCAATACCGTTTACGGTTGGAAGCAATATGCAAAGATATTGCTTCAGGGACAGAAGTTAGTTTAGAAGATATGATTTGGGCAGAGAAATTATCAAAAACGAATACTGCAGCAAGAGGTATGCTGAATAAAGCAAGAAGAATGAGTACGGATCCTACAGATTCTTTTTTGAATAGCTTGGATATAGGAGACCCCGATTCAAGTAATCACCGTAGGGGTTTTGGAGATCCACAAGATGTGGTAGACTGGTTTCATAATGAAAGATCTGATGACTGGAGACAACGTGATTGAAAAAGGTGATAAGATTCAGCAGATGCTTCTGCTGAATTCACATGAAGCAGACCTCTTATATAAAAAAGAAAACGGCACATTCTATTGGTGTCATCACAGAAAGAGTGGTGACACTTTTTCTATACCAGAAATACAACTGGAAATGTTTCCACCTGAACCACCTAAGTCTAATCCACCGACAGAAGAGCAGATTGCTCGTGCTCCACATCTCAATATGTTAGAGAAATACTATGGT